TCCCACTGCAGGGGCAAGTGCCGGTACTTCTCAGCACGCAGCCACACCGAATTGACCGTGTCGTCAGTGCCGAGACACATGAGCTTGGGGCTACCGAAAAACGTCAGACCGAAATACTGCGCAGTTGTCTTACCGAGGCCAGACTTCTGGGAGTACATATTGAACATGGCGGCGGGCTGACGCATCATGGCCATGAGAGGGGCGCCCAGACACATCCCGATCATAAACTGCCACGGCTCTAGCCCCTCACGGTCAAAGAAGTCGGCCTTCTTGCGCCACGTCTCCATGGACCCTTTGGTCCCCATAGCCACGGCAGCCACGGCAGTGGACGCAGAGGGCGGGCTGTAGTGGGAGCCATCCGCTGTGATCATTCGGGTGCCGAGCAGGAACTCATTGAAGCGATCGTTGGTCCAACCGAACTGCAGGCGGGCTTCTCTAGCCGCGCCCCGCTCCTGTAGTTCATTCATCCACTGTGTGCTGTAAGCCAAGATGGCACTCCACTCCGTTGCGTTTGCGACGACGCCAGCCTTCGCCAGTATCTCGCGCAGCGCGTCGCGCGAGGACGCCTGCTTCGTCGTAACTCTAAATTCCCGCACTGGGTCGTGGCGCAGGTGTAAGCGACACACGACGACCTCCCCGTCAAAGTGAGGGTCGAAGATCCGCTCGGTGTAGTAGAACAGAGCCTTGCAGATCAGCTTCTGGGACATCTCACCGTCTTCGTTGAGCTCCTCGCGGTAGATGCCCCCGTACTTCCCTGCTGAGTACCCGTCGGGTAGTTCAGGGATCTCGTACACGACGGTCGTCCCATCCTCAGTGACCTCTTCAATGGTGCGGTCCTCCGGCTCGATGGCTTTGATTGAGGACGTGATAGAGATGGGCGACTTGATCTTCTCCCAGTGCGGGCACCCCGGGCATACCTTGGGCCGGAACTCATCGAACTTGGCACAGGTGTAGGGGCCTTTGATGTTCTTGAGCTTGCGCGTGGTCTCGTGGCGGCTGTACTCGGGGTGGCCCTTGGAGATCTTGTGCGCGGCCTTTTCACCTTCGGAGCAGAACTTCGCGATGGACAGCGCTGCGCGCCACTGGGGCTCGTCCAGCTGGTCTGGGTTGACGACGGCGTGCTCCAGCTGGGCACAGCCCCCACCGTCTGCAGTGATCTCCATAAGGCGCTTAAAGGACGTCTCTTTGTTCCCTATGAGACGCTGCATGGTGTCATTGCCCTTGGCGTGGGCTGGCTTGTCTGCAAAGAACGCATCGGTGCCGCTCGGGGCATGCTCGCTCTTGAACTCGTTTAGCCGGGCGCGGAATACCTCGATCGGCACCGGCTTGGCCGTGGTGATGACATGCACCTCATTGGCGGGGTCGGTTTTGTAATTGTGCGTGCCCGGCACCCGTAGGATACGCGCGGCGTCTGCTGGCACGGTAGGGTCAGCTTTGAAGTCTAGCGCGGCGCAGGCCGTCTTGAGGCTGCGCGCGACAGGGAGCCATGTTGCGATACGCACGGCGTCAGTGAGCACCCAGTAGACGTGGATACCGCGCCCACTGTCCACGAGCGTCGGTCTGGGCAGGTTCAACTCTGTGCAGAACGCACGCAGCGCGCCCACGGCCGCTTTTTTGCTGTCAAATTTGTTGTCGCCTTCGCCTACGTCGAGATCGAGGAAAAGGGCTTTCATAGCCTCTGCTGACGCCGCTGTGCGGTTTTTGTCGCCGAAAGTGGCAAGGCCAAAATAGGTTTCGCGTCCCTTGCGGTCCTGCTCTGCGGCAAGATCGGCAAGGTCTGCGTTTGTAGGGGTGAATATCTGAGTACGCTGGCCTGACGAGGGGTCTATGCTGAAGCAGCACCGGTGTCCGTCGCCGCCGAGCACCAGATCAAAGAACGCCTCTGCGTGCATGACAAGCTCCGATGGAAGGGGGGGTGCCGCAGAGCGAGTACCACTCTGCGGCGCTGGCTTCAGTCGTCGTCGTCGTCGTCGTCGTCCCAGCCGTCCATGACACTGGCCAACTTGGACGCGCGGGGCGCATCGTCAACAGGGTCGTCATCGCGCTTCTTGTGGACAACAGGCTCGCCCACGGGCTCATCGTCGTCATCGCGCGCTTTGCGCTTGGCGGGACGCTCGTCCTCATCGTCGTCATCGCGCGCTCGGCGCTTGGCGGGACGCTCGTCCTCATCGTCGTCCGGTGCGCTCGCCTTGCCCCCACCAGACACCGCGTGCATCGCAATCGCATCGGCCACTGCGGGGCTGTCCATGAGGTCTAGCACCTCGTCGGCCTCGTCGGCTTCCAAGAAACGCTCGGGCTTCCAGAACAGCTTGGGGGTCTCCGCGTCGTCGTCGAAGTACACCTGCGTGACCACATTCTGAATGGCGGTCTCGTTGGTGGCCAGCACCTTCGCGTATGCCTGCAGAGGCATGTCGTCACCCCGTCCGGACCCCCCGAACAGCGACGTCGCGGGCACCTGCAGACCGTAGACAGTCTTGGTGTCGTCCCCTTCCAACAGCACAGCGATACGCTGCGCGAAGCGGCAAGCGCGGCTGTCGCCTTGTCCGGAGCCTTTGATGTTCATGGCGCAGTCCGCGCAGGTCTTGGACATTTTCTTCGGCACATCTGGCGACGGGGTGTCCCCATCAGACGACCAGCAGGTGGGTGACGCTGTGGCGTCGGGGTCGTAGGCGTCTTTGAAGTAGGTGCGGGAGATCGCACCGGCGTCGAGGACAATAATGTTCATCCAGTCTTCTTTGCGCTTGGCGACTTGCTCGCCACCTACGATCATGCGGAAGCGACCGCCTTTGATGCTGATACGGGGGCCACTGGAGCCACCCTGCAGGCGCTTGGTGGCCTCCATCATCTTCTGTTGCGCGCGTTCGCTCAACTTAGGGCGTCCGCCTTCTTTGAATAGGGCTAGAGGATTCTTTGACATGGGTGTTACCTTTCTGAGGTGGAGGTGCCGTCGAGCAGGCTTTCTTCTACCCTACGGACATGGAAGCGATACGTGCGCTGGTGTTTGAAATACGCAGTGTCTGGGATGGCCCCCGACCTCACGAGCTCGTTGAACTTTGTCACGGACATGCCCAGACGGGCTGCCATATCCTGCGTCGTTAGAAACGCAGGAGGTTCCGCTGGCGTCGGAGAAGTCGGGGTGTCAATCATGATTTCCTCACGGTGAGAGCGTACTCGGTGTCAGTTTTCAGCCCGGGCAGCACAGTGTCTGGGTTGTCTTCCAGATACTCTTTGACCGCGCCTTGGTTGAGGCGCTTCTCGAAGAACCCGAACAGGTCATGCGCCTTGATGTGGGCGTGCATTGCCTCCCAATCGGAGGTCCAATACTTGGTTTTCTTGACGCGGAAGAAGGTGCCTTCCTCCGTCTTGACGCTGTCGATACCCTCGGTGTTGAGGTGGTCGAGCATCTGTTGCTTCACCTCCTCCAGAGACTCCTTCAAGCCGTCGTCGTAGGACTTGAACTCCTTGGCGAGCTCCGCACGCTTGTCACGGATGCGAATGAAACGGGCAGTAAGTTTTGTGAGTGTAGACATGGGGCACCTTTTTCTATGTTAGTGTTAATAGCAGTGGATAGCAGTGTACGCAAGTACCTACGTAGCAGATTTGCCAATTATCTGTTGGTAGAGGTCAGTGACCTTAGTGTGCAGGGAGATCTTGCCGTCGAGTAACTCGTAGATATGCTTCTCGATGGCGGACCCTTGCAGCTGCACAACGGTGCAGCGGTGGACCTGCCCAGATCGGTGGATACGGGCGTTGGCTTGCGCATAGGTCTCTAGGGACGGCACAGGGGACCACCATACGATTGTATCGGCCGCTGTCAACGTCACACCATGGGCTGCGGCCTGTGGCTGTATCACAAGGATCTCGGGCTCGTTGGTGGTCTGGAACGCGTTGAATATCCGGGTGCGCTCTCCCGCAGAGACCTTGCCGGAGATCACTGCAGTGCTGTGGCCGTCAGCCGTCAGCTTGTCGTGGAGGATCTTGATGCTGTGTGCGTAGGGCACAAAGATCAGCACCTTCTGGGACGTCTCCGCAATAACTTCCTTGAGGACATTGTAGCGTGAGGAGATGTCAAACTCCAAGACGTTGTGGTCGTCGGTGTAAACAGCGCCCCCCGAGATCTGGAGGAGCTTGTTTGTGTTGACTGCTGCGGTCTTGGCCGTCACAGCCTCGTCCGCCGCCTGCATGAGCATCTCCTTGCGGAGCTTCTCATAGTACAGCTTCTGTTGCTTGGTCAGCTCTACATTGCGCTTCACGTAGACCAGCTCGGGCAGATCCAGACATTCTTCTTTGGTGAAGCGGATGGCGGGCTGCAGCGCGTTGTGCACAATCTCTGTGGCGTTCTTCTTAGGGAGCCAGCGAAACCGACTGACCTTGTACTCCACCATGTTCTGCCACTCACCCTTGTAGCGTGGCACACCGCGCGGGTTGACCAGCCGGGCCAGCCCAAAGGCGTCGAGGGGGCCTTGCGCTGCGGGCGTGCCTGTCATCAGCCACAACCACGTGTCGGGGCCCAGCAGGTTGTACAGGGTCTTCCACCGGTCGGTAGACACATTTTTGTAGTGCGTGCCTTCGTCCACGATGATGAGGTCGAAGCCACCTGCCTTGAGGTCGTCCTGCACTACCTTGAGGCCGTCGTAGTTTATGATGACAAACTCCACGCCGGACTGGATCACTGCCTTGCGTTTCTTGGCAGCGCCGTAGGCTACGTCTGCTGAGCGGTGGGGCACAAAGCTGAACAGATCCGCGCGCCACGCGCTATCCATGATGGACATGGGGCAGATGACGAGCACACGTGATATCAGTCCTTCGCGCATGAGGAAGTCTGCCGCCCACGCAGCTGCGCCTGTCTTGCCGGTGCCCTGCTCGTTGAAGCAGAACGCACGTCGGTGCAGCGTCAGGAACGCAGCTGTGGTGCGCTGGTGGTCAAACGGCTTGTATCGCCCGGGCCAGTTATACCGGCCCAGGATGGGGGAGGGCACCTTTATGCCCATATTGCGCAGGACCATCGCCTCGGGGATGCCCCACTTCACAGCCACTTCATGCTCGCCGATCGCTCCACTGTTGTGGACGTGGTCAAGTACGCGGGCTGGGTTCTTTAGCTTGAGGGTTATCGCGCGGTTTTCAACGATCTCCATCTACTGCGCCACCCGATCCAGCGCGGCAGGCAGTGCGTACCACACACGGATGGGGTCGTCGTCTGACGCGTTGTATGCCTCAACGCTGAGCATATGGCCGCTGAGGTAAAGTTCTTCCAGCGCCTCCACCGACACATGCGTGGCGAGGGCCAGCGCACGGCAGTCCACCACACCATGGTGAGTGAGGTAAGTTGTCACGCGCGTCTCGGGCGTGTCTCCCGCAGGCGCGGCGTACTCGGGTCCAGCCCGGTCGACGCGCACACCGCGCCACTGGGTGTTCTGGTGCGTCTGGCGCACACACTTCACCCGCACCGTATCGCCCACGTCCAGACCGCTGGGGGTCGAGGTGCGGGCTGATATGAACACACTGTTCCCATCGGCGGGGCTGGAGGGATCTTCGATGACGGCAAACATAGTTCCGGAGGGCAGCACCGAAGTGACCACCCCTGTGTAAATGTGGGACATGATTATCTCCTATTTTGATTTAGATTTGGGCGGCTTGCTCAGCGCGCCGCCGCGCGCTCGGTTGGTCGATGGGTTCTCTAGCTTATACCCATCTTTGTTTGAGCCCCCTTTGGACAGGGCCTTCTTGTGACTGACGTCTTTCCCAGTGCGGTCGACGCCCTTCTTGTCAAGCGCGCGGCGGGCCCGCTGCCGCTCCATGCGGTT